AACTCAATCAGGCGCTTAGTAACCGAATCAACCTCGTTACCAAAAACGCCCGTAGTCTTTGCAACCTGGCGCAACACGGCCTCAGACTGTTGAACCTCCTCAGCCATACGGATAGTTTCAGCAGCAAAGTTACCGATAGCGCGGATAGCGAAAGCACCTGCAACAAGCGCCCCAAAGCCCATCAGAGACTTACCAAAACCGCCCAGGGCTTTCTGAGCCTGCCTAATACCAGTCGGGTCAAACTTAGAAACAATCGGCAGACTAATCGGCCCAGCCATTATGTGCTCCCCAATCTACGCCCAACCTTCTTGGCGAACTTGTCTAAAATGCGTATGGCAATACGGGTCGCCTCGGCCCGCTTAGGAATAAACTCTGGGATGACAAAACGCCCCAGCTTTCCCTTGACGGGATAGCGGTTATTGAGGTTGCGAACCATCGCAATACCTTGAGGCGTGATGCCCTTCTTCAAACGACCAATGTTGCGCGTGCCAGCCAACTCCAAAATAGACAGACCAGCGTTAGGGCGACGATCATTGAACTGGATTGAGACGACAGGGAAAGTTCCAGGCTCCTTGGCCCGCTTCGCAAACGGAGTAACTACAGAAACGCCCGGCCTCTTCCAAATGTAAGGGGATTTTGCCTGGGGGCCAAAACCTGACAACGGCGGCGTGGAGGGAATCTTAGTCAGCAAGTCATTGGCAATAGGCTTTATCCCAGCCTTCATTTCCGAAACCAACTCCTTACGAAGATTCGGTTCTAGTGCCCGCAACTCTTTCAAAACAATCGCAAAGTTTTCTGCGCCAACCACAAACCCCGGTAAACCGCCGACCCGAGTTTGTTGCGCCATAATACTTCTATTCTACCGCTGGCCCCGCTTACCGCTTTGGGCCTGAGCCCGCGCAATCAGGTAACGTTCGATAGTCCACAACATCCGAGGCTCAAGTTTCATCAGCTCCAACGGGCTAATCCCCGTCTCACAAGCTAGGGCCGCAATCTCCCAGTGAAGGCTCGAATCACCGAGCCCCTTTATTTTTTTGTGGGAGCCTCAGACACCATAGAAACAGACTCAACCCACTTCTCAAACTCGTCAGTAGTCTGCCCGGTGCGCTTCAGAGCGTGCCACGCCAGAAAGAACATATGCGTAAGTCGCACGTCATCCCCCAGGCGGGCAACACTCAAATCGAAGCGTGCCTCGAACGCGATCAGGTCGGCGGCAATAGCCGAACACTCAACGCTTGTTTCGTCAATGAAAGTAACTTGTAGGTTTATTGGGTTCATTGTTTACGCGGTTCCTCTAGTCACGGTGCCATCAGCCAAAGGCCATGTTACCGAAAGAGTAGCCAAATCCCCAACCGAAGAAGCGTAGGGCTGGTACTCGGTGACAAGGAACACACCAGAGTATGAAGGGTTCGATGAGGTAACAGCGGTGCCGTTAGGAATAACGGTGACAGTTGCGTTGCTACCGAGAAGCGGGAACAAAACAGCGTCAACGTTGCCTGGGCCGGAGGCCGCAAAGTCCTGGTGGAAGTCGAGCGAAACGGAAGCATCCTTCAGGCCAGCAATACGCTGAACGTAAGAGTTACCGAAAGCGGTGGTTTCCTGCTCCGCTGCACTGACATCGAAAGTCACTGCGGCAATAGCAGAACTGAAATCAGCGCCATTGATTTTGATGTTGTAGTTAGTAGCGACAAACTTTGCCACAGTTTTCTCCTTATAGTGCGAACACGGTCACAGCGAAATCCGCTGATAAATATGTGATATCTCCAATTGTAACGGAGGTGATGTTAGTCATCTCAGCGACCCTGGTATCGAAAGCGTTACCGCCCAACGTGCGATCCGATTCAATCGCAGTCTTTAGTGAACCCGTACCTGTGCTGATAAGCGCATCGAGGTTCTGTTGTGCCTGCTTAGTGGCGAGCCTTCCGAAGATGACAGTGACCACGAAACTGTATTCCGTCAGCCCCTTCTTGAACGCCTGGTTGTAAGACACAGAACCCAACTGCACAACCGCAGCCGGCATCATCGGGTCATCAGGAATATCCGCGTAGGTTCGCAACCCGGCAATCGTGCCCATGTTGGTTGCGAGGCCCGCCCGCATAAGGCTGATGCTCACGCGAATCGAATCTTCCGGTAAGGCTGAATCAGGCGTTCCACATCAGGGTCAAGCCTGCCAACCCGAACCACACCAATATCCGAGAACCCGAGCACACCCGTTGGGGACTCGTAACGCTTATACGCTCGCAGTGAGGAAAGAATCGTTGCCTGTTTGATAGCGGTAGGAATAGAAGCGAAACCGAAGCGTGCCACGATCTGAACGGAAGCCTGCCCCGCATTGATGTCGCGAGGCTCATAGATAGGCCACAAGTAGTCACCGACAGCACGAACCCTGGTGAAAGGTGTGGCAATGCCACCAGCCAACCCATTCAACGGCTCCAACTGGTAATCAGTGGTTGCCCAAGTCTGGTCGAACCCGCCCTCACCCGTAGTATCCGACTTGATAGAAGTCACCGAAATAATGTCATCGGTTTCCAGCAAGTAAATGTTCTCAGGAATATAGATACGGGTTACAGCGGTAGCACCAGTGTTGAAGAACACGCGCTCAGTGTAAGCATCAATGTCGCGGGAACTGGACTCGATAGCAGTTTCCAGCAGCGAGTCATCAATGTTGTCGGTGATACGTGCCGCAGCCTTCACCTCCGCGAGTGTGGCATAACCATTCACAATAGCCAAAATAAACCTCCAACCACCATTCTACCGCCCGGCCTCCCACCCGTTCAGTCTGCGCCGTTGCACACTCCACGAGCCTGCCCCAAAATCGTCACGCGCAACCTTCTCCGAATAGTGTGCTTGGTTCGAGGTGAAGGTTCTGGAGTTTTCACGCGACAAGCGTTCGTCAGACCGGATGGTCGAACTATTGTCATGCATCATCGGCACCTCCAGCCGGCGGATCGTAACCCCGGCATGCTCCGCCCTGCGCTGATAATCGTTGTCCTCAAAATAGGCGGGAAAGAAACCCTCATCGAACAAACCCACACGCTTCACAGCCTCGTAGCCGAGCCCAAACGCCTGCCAATGGGGAAACATACTGGAGAGGGTTATCTCGTCACTACGGGCCTCTGAGAGCCTCCCAAGGGCACCAGGCTCGAAACGCACATCATTCGAGGCAATAAACCAGCGTTCAGCATACGGAAACGACTTGATTCCCAAATTCCATGATGCTGCGACCCCGAGATTCGCTGGCATCGGCAGGTAGGTGGTGTGCTCTACACAAGCGGGCACATCAATTGCCATATCCTCGAGCACAGAACTGGCCCCGTTGTCAATGATAAGCAAATGTTCCACCGGATAGTCAATGCTCGACACCATGCGATCCAGTAAGTCATAACGGTTCAGCACCGGCACAATCAGGTTCTCTAACACCAGGTTCCCTTCCACTTCACCACAAGGTCATTCTCCAACAGAAGGTTCTTCCGCCCGTGACGCTCCACCACATCGGTAGCGTTCGCATCAGTCAAATCAGGAAACAACACTGTCGGCTCCCCGCTCGCCTCCACATAGTGCCGGTGCCAATCAATCTCCAAAAGAATCGAGTGCGCTTTATCCTTCACAACCGGCACCCCAATCCGGTCAATAACCTGACGCTCATAAACCCCCGCATAACACCCGAAGAAGTACGGGTCGGCGGTCAACGCCACAGACCCCTCAAACTGGTCAAGCAAATCCCAAAACTTATCAGACTTGACAACCCACGAATCCTGCAAAAACAAGAAACGATCCACACTCGTGTTCTCCATCACCCAGGCAATCTTCGCCAACTCGTAACCGAAACTCACAACCGCAATATGCTCACGCCCCAACGAGGCTGAACAGTCAGCAAGCCAAGCCTGCCTGTCAGGACTAGACCCGATTACGGTCAGCACTACGCGCCTTCAGTTTCGTGGTCGAAATGCTGTGAGTGTAAGGAATATAAATCAGCGAAATGTCGCGCTCATCCAACCAGTCCTGAGTGAACCCCATCTGCAAGTA